TAAACGAACGAGCCTGTGACAAAAATTGTTTGTACGCCTTGTACATATTTTCCTGCACCGTCTGCGATTGCACAAGTGTGTAGGCTATATCAGCCGCAATCCGAAACGCAAGAGCTTCGTCAAAGTCAGGCGCAAATAACGTCGTGTTCGTAACGTCTTTTATGTATTTGATCTTCATAGTAGTAGCAGTGGTAAATACCACCTTATCGCCGTCTACGTTGTTCCCTATTTCCCAAGGTGCATCGTAATCGGGATCTACTTCCAATACTCGTAAGACATCCGAAGGAAGAACAAACTCCTTGGTCCACTTCGGCCACACAGGAGTGTTCCCAGTCGGCGATAACGCCGTATAAGAAATAGCGAAGCTCCACGGATGATTACGTAGGACTTCTTTACGAAGCCTATTGTAGACATCGTTTAAAAGGATAGCCTCTTTAGTACCATCTGAGAGTGCAGATATTCTGCGTGCCCCAATTTTATGTAAAGCTGAATTACATATCTCAACATCACTTGCAGCCACTACGAAACCCCCAAATAAAAAAACCCCCCCGTGAGAAAAGCAACTAAAACACGAAGGGATTTAATTCTAGTCAACCGCAATGATTGCTAAAAACTCCAAAGTCTTTGTTCCGGCGTCCGCTGTAACTTCAGTACAAGAAGCTTGCACTTCTACTTCAGCAGCAAATAGCTTCATGTATCCGTCAACAGTGGAAACCATCTTCTGTCTGATTACAGCCGCACCACCCGGATCAGCCAAGGCAATAATGCCGTTGTCATCCGCAGCTTCAACGGGAGTAGTAGTGCCAGGAAGAAGATCTGCACTTGCAGTCCATCCAATGTTGAAAATCCCTGTCGCGCCTGTGGCAGGACATGAAAATTCAAAGTCTACTAGACGAGCGCCCTTTGGGATTTTAAACAAACGAACGATGCCGCTTGTTCCAAATTCATCGGAAGTGTCCACTGTGTACGAATCATACATAACCCGTAGGTTGCCGTAGTTTACACTAGCAGCAACTTGGTCTACTGGTTCACCTTCTACAAGAGTGACGTTTGCACCCTTTACTGTTGTCAATGTAGCCATTTTATATCTCCTAAAATTATGTTAATGCGATTACAACTTTTTCTTCTTCTAAGCGAGTAGCACCAATTCCCATGCTTGCAAATACTTGTGTCGCATAGTTTTTGTCTGGGCGATCTTCAATACGAACTTCGATATCTGCCGCAGTCGCAAGAAGCATTCCGTCCATTGCCCAGAAAATTGATCGCGTTTTGCCAATCAAAGAACTTCCAGAACCAACCGCGCCAGTCGTAGCGCTTCCAGAAAGAGCATCTACTTGAGCCAAAACCCGCTCCAAACGATGGAAGTTAAATCCCATGTAGGTGTTGATTTCGCCCTGTACTAGAGCTTTAACTGTGTTGAAGTCTGAGCTAGTTACTTGCGTCTCGCCAAGTAGGTTTTCAAGACCAGCGGCGTTAATAGCTGCGTGACGTGAAATAGACTCATCAACATCGTTACCATCTAGGATGCGCTTAACTCCGCGAAGAGTCCTTACGTTCAAACCACTTAGGCTTGATCCATCGTTGGCAGCGTATTTTTGGCTGTTTGGGTGTGCAATGATAGAAGATCCATCTTCGCCACCGTAAGCAGAACCATCCGCAGCGGCAATAATGGTGTCATCTTTACGACGGCCCATTGCCCATGCAGCGGCTTCAGCGTACTTACCAGAAGGATTCTCCATCAAACGACGTAGATCTTCTTTGTCGATAAGGTCAGCCCAAACGTAATCTTTTAAAGATACGCGACGACGTGAATGCTCACTGTCGATTTGTGGTGTATCAGAGTGGCGAGAAACTTTCTCGACAGCTACTGCTTCGCCTAGGCGATCATAAAAAGCTGTTTTACCAACTTGTGTTTCAGTACGAACACCTGCTTGCAGGCGGCTTCCTTTTTGTTGGCTTAGGTGCATGATCTCTGCTTTGTACTGCTGGACCCTTGCCGTAGTAATCTGTTGACTCATTTAGAGTATCCTCCGGAAAAATTGTTAATATGAATGTAGAAATTTTTTGGTCGAATACTCTGCCCGATGAATCGGAAGTATAAAAATAAGGAACCCTGACCTGGATCTACCCTTGTGCAAATTTTACGCAAGGGTAAATCGTAATGTCAACCAGGATATGCAATCTCGTATAAATCCGCGACCTCTTTCTGGGCCTGTTTATAATTGGGATGTGACGGGTTTCTGTACGGATGGCTCTTGTCCCCTTGAATATCCCTAGCCCTTTGTAGTGCGTCTCCAGGTGATACACCCGCAAGCTTACCCTCGCCGTGCCCAACAAATACGTCTTCTTTAAAAAACTTAGACGCATTGGCAAGTAGCTTAGTTAAAGCCGGGTTGTTCTCCCATCCTTGCAAAGACGCTAGATCATTTTCAGGAAGTAATTCTTTAAGTGCTACATTAGCTTTTTTGACGTTCCCCTCGAAAGCATCGCCCCATTCTTTTTTCAAAGATGTCATACCCTCTAGGGTTTTTGATTGCTGCTGCTCATTGTAGCCCTTTAAGCTCGACGCCTCTTTTTCCAGATACGCATTTATAACCGCCTCAAATTGCTGCGGCAAAATCCCGCTCTTGTGCGCCACTTCTTTAATCGAACTTATGAACTCTTCGTTTACTTGGTGCCCCTCAGGGGTCTTGAAGTTTACTTTATAATCTTCGATCTTTTCAGGGTTTCCAACTTTTCTAAAAAACGTGGACCAGTCGTCCGGTGTCGCATGCTTGTCTGGAATCGGTACACGATTGCCAATTGCTTTTTGAGCATGTACCGCCATCTTAGCTAGGCCCTCTAAACTAGTAGTCGTTGAAAGTGCCGAATCGTTTCGTAAGTCCTCAGGCAAGTACGACTTAACCTCATCCCAAGACATAGTCTTGGCCGTAGCCGCAGTTGGTGTAACCGCTGCCGCTTCAGTCGGTGGTGTAGTAGCTCCGCCTGAGTCCGTACCCTCAGTCGTTACCTCGTTCATTAACCTATAGTATGATTTCATCTTGCTCTTTCTCCTGTTGCTTTTTGATAAACGCCTCTGCCTTCTTAATGTCTAACGCCAATATCTTCATGATATCCAAAACTACAGACCTTCGCCCATCGTTAAATGCCATCGCTAGTGCGTCCGGCTTAGTCATGCTCATGCTTGGAACAAGCACACCCGACATCTTCATTAAATGCCAAACCACTCTTTGGCCCGCATCTGTTTTGAATACCTGCTGATAGTCCGCGTGGGTCGCGTACCGATTGCTGCTTTTTCCCATCTTGCTTTTACTCCTGTGCCAGCGGCGCTAGTTTAGCCGCTTGATCCACCTGTGTTGCTTGTTGTTGCTGTTGTAAGGCCTGTTGCTGCGCCTCTGCCTTCGCCTGACGTAGCTCCTCCATCTGAGACTTAGTTCTAAGCACAGACTGGTTAGCCCCACGAAGCTTAAATTGTAGTCTTACATACGCATCCGGGTCTAAATTATCCATGGCCTCCGGCAACATCTGCACAACTGGAATAGACGCCGATAGTGCGCCTTCTATACTCTCTAACTCACTCACCCTTTGTGCTCGCGCCACGGGGCTTGAGTAAACTACGTCTAGCTCCACTCCGTCTAGAATCTCCGGCACTTCCCCAAGTAAATCGCCGTTGTTGTCCGCTTGCACCATGATATCTAATACCCGGTCAATCAACGGTCGCAAAAACTCCGTCTGTTGACGGCCCACAAGAGGACCTAAAAAGCGAAGCTGCTCCTGGACGCGCTGGCTGACCTCTAGCTGGGTCATTCGAGAACTCTGTACCAAGTTTAACTTATCAACAAAGAACGCCTCTCGTACGCGCTGTTGGCGCTCACGCATAGCCTCATACCCAAAGTCGATTCGTGAATCATTAAATATCGGCTCAATCCTGTCCGTAGTGCCAGCCCTGTAGAAGTTAACCCCTCCTGGGACTGAACGAAATGGCATTACCACCCCGTCATCGGGCATCTGCACAGGCGGATCTACCACCTTCTGAGCACCCTTTAACACAGTCTTCGCCATAATATTTAAAGTCTTAATCTCAGGCAGTGCAGTCATCGCAGGACTTCGTCCATAAATCTCGCCCGATGTCTTACTCCAGCGCGATATCACATACGGAAACCTACGAAACCTTCCCTCTCTTAATTCTAGCTTGTCGCACTTTAAAATATACTGCGACATGTACGGCATGTCTTTTCTCTCGGTAACATCTTCACGGTAAACCGAATGAATGATCTCAAATTTATCATCCTTACCATTAACAAAACGATTAGCCACCTTCTGCCCGACTATCTCCTTGAGAGCATCTTCAGTAGATGGAGTGCCAGATGGCACGAAAAATTCAACAATTTGACGAGGAGTCCACTCAAAAACACGATCACTTTCATCAATCATCCCCTTAGAATTTTCTGCCACAAATAGTTCACGCATAGGAACTGTCGAACAACGTACAAGAGAATCCTCATCCTCTTCAATAGTCATCGCAGCCGTACCAATAGAGCAAAGATCTAAAAAGTATTCGTAAACCTCTGGCTGGAAATTAGTATTGTTTAAAACCCTGTGCATTCTTCGAGATAGGTCTTGTAAATACAAAACCACTTCGTCCATCTCATCTATGTTCGGGTCGCCCGTTTGTAAACTAAACCACTGCGTATTCGGATTAGTTAAAAGACCATGAAGAGCCGCTACCAGTGTCTCACACGAAACCATGCCCGTATTGTCGTAAAGCTCGATCCCCTTTTTCTCACCCGGCACATTACGGCGCGTGAACTCGTTCTTACGTGGTACAACAAAATCAGCAACCTCTTGCCAATGTGTTTCCCAAACTCCGCGAATTGATTTCAAAGACTCTTGGCGCTGTATAATCTGCTGTGGTGTTCTTTTCATTTACGCACACTGCTTCCAATATTTAACATGTTTCCCCTTAGGCGAGATGAGTCCCTCTGATCTACCGATGTATTAAACAAAAACTGTGTCGCCTGCCGACTCTTAAACTTAGGATCTGTCCCAAGTTTAGCCGCCTCAAAACTTTGCCGCACCTTTTGTAGTATACTAGAGTCGTTTAATCCACCCGCAAACCCGGAATTTCCACCCGTGATCTTTCCCATTCCTCTGCCAATATCCGCCTGCATCTCCTCTTTAGTAATCTCCGAGATGCCGCTCGCCATCACTTCTTTTTTTAAAGCCTCAAACTGTGGTGCATAATTACGACTCGAACTAGACATACTCATAACTTACTCCCACCCAAATACGTCATACGACGACTCCGCGTACCGTTGTAAATCACCCTTCATGGGCCGATCCTCTTCAAGCCTATAACCAGTCGCAAATGTACGTAAAGCATCCGCTGAATGCGATGCCCAGTTATGCTTAGGTACAGTCTTAAATACGTTTTCCCTGTTGTCAAACACACGCTCGTATGATTTAAGAGCCTCGATCCCGTAACCACACTCACCCTCGTCAAACCACATCCTACCAAGTATAGACCGAACCGCCGCTATCCCATCTTCTCTCTTTAGTCGAGGAGCAATACGCACGTTCTTTAGTCCAAGCTTTTTGATTATCTCAACCCGACTCTTCCCCGTCCCAAGCTCCCGGGCCGCCGCATCGTGAGGCAGTAAGTGCTCAGCGTAGTCGTACGGCTTATCCCGAATCATCTTCACAATCTCAGGCAAACCCTTCGAAGATACCTCGAGATGATCAATCACATGAAGCTCCCGACCACACTCTTGTATAAACCACACAACCGTCGAATCATCCATTCCCAAATCCCACGCCGTCGTCACACGCGAATGATTGTCATACGGAACCTTCGCTATCCGGCCCTCCTTCTGAGCAAGACCCATCTCCGCCTTGTAATACGCACCCACCAAAGCCGCCGTAAACGAACACTCATACTCCTGCTCATACTCCTCAGGACCCATAATAGCCGCCGCCGCTTCCAACTCCGCCTGAGGTATAACCCCAGTCTCAGAAGCCTTAAATCTACACGCAAACCATGTACCCGTCTTATCGCTAGTCGCATGACGGTACATCTCATACGCGTGATTAGAGCCCTTCGGCGTAAAAATAAATATCGCCCAACCCTCACGATCAGATAACGCCGGACGTACCACCTGCGTAAACACAGTCGGGTCCTGCTCCGAATACTCATCAAGTACCACACCATCCAAATACACACCGCGTATCGCAGCAGGTTTCTCAGCACCTAACAAAAATATCCGTATCTCATCGCGCTTATCCGACCTCGGAATGATCGCCTTTAACTCCGTCTCCCGATACTCCACCCCAGGAACATCACGAAGTATTTCCTTTAAAAAATCCCAAGAAATACGCTTGGCAGCACCATAAGTAGGTGCTATATATGCATACTGCGGATTCTTCCTAGGATTGCGTAAAGCCCGGTCCACCATCTCATTTAAACAAAAAATCGTCTTACCAAACCTACGATGCGCTAATATAACGTTAAACCTACGCACTCGCGCATGCAAAAAATCCTGGTGCCTGCGAGGACGGTAACCCGTACTAACTACCCTGCTACTCACCATTAGCTACCACCCTTCCTATCTCCGCAAAATCTGACCCCTCCTCAAAACCAACGTCCCCAGGCCTACGTATCCCAGTCTCAATAGACGCAACCCCGATCCGAGCATCTATCTTCTGACGACTCACAGGACTCAACTTCTCATCCCCAATGCCCGCCACATACTTGTACACATCC